AGCATTAACGGTTTCACGGTTAAGGTGCATCATCAAATCAGCATCAGTATCAAAGTTTAAAGAATCAGTGGAGTAAGCACTATGGAAACCAAAGTTTTCAAAAGTACCTTCTAAGTCTTTGCGCTTGAAACCAACACGGTTAACTTTACCTGCTGTTTCGCTTAACAATGGCAACTTACTTGGAATATAGCCAATATCTTTCGATGAGCCATATAAGTTACCCGAACCTTGATAGGCTTGTGCGCCTAAGTCTAAAGCAATGGCAGCATCTTTCTTAGTAGAGTTAAGATACTTAGCAGTTAAAGAGCCAACTAAGGTAAGCGTAGCAAAACCTGCACCTGCACTGTTATCTGCCCCTGCGGTAGCAACAAGCGTAGTACCTACGTTATCGTTGATAGCGGCAGCTTTAGCAGCTTTGGTAGCGTTAGTAGCAACCATAGACGCACTAGGCCAACGCACATACCATTCAGTATTGGCAATAGTTACACCTGCGGCATCAATACCTTGATCGTTAATGTTCTGTGCATCAAGTAAAGGAATGTAATGGTACTTCTTAATGGTTTTACCCATGTTTTTAGGCATGGAAGTAACATCAGCTAATTGACCAAAGAACTGTTCGCGTCTAGCTTCAATGAGAGCCTTACGGTCATAGTAATGGGTATTAAACTGAGTACCAATATCAGAAGCAGTACTAGGAGGTGCATTATAAGTCTGAGTCATTTTTCATATTCCTAAGCAAGCCCTTGTGCTGCGAGTTGTTTCAAAAACTCATCATCACTTAAGGCAGGAGAATTAATAGGGATTGGACGTGTACTTGCTGTTGTTTGACGAGGAGGTGCAGCACTTTTACGTGCATCTGCAACAGGTGCTTTGACTGGTGGAACTACAACAGGCACAGGGGGTTGAGCTACAGGGGCAGGTTGATTAGCTGCTATTAATTTACGCTCAACTGCTGTGTATGCCTCTAAGTCTGATAAACCCGTTAATCTACCAAGTGTACGTTCATACTCCACAACCTGAGCAATCTTAGCGTATGTACCATTAGCTATTTGAGCATCAATAATACGAATCACTTCAGGATGTTGTACAAGAACATTACGACTAGCTTCATCCCACTGATTACCTACCACTTGGATGGTCTGTGCAAAGGTAGGGGATGATACTTTTAAGTCTTCAAGCACACTGTCTAACGCATCATTAGTAACAGGTACTTGAGGCTGTGTAGGTACATACTTATCAGCTTGTTCAACATCAAAACCATATAAGTCAATACCACTATCTTTAACAATCTTGGCAATGGCTTCAGGTTTATTCTGTTTAATATCAATAAGAAGAGCTAAGTCTTCATCACTGATACTATGCTGTGTCATTACCGCTTTTAACTGCTTGAGTGGTTTAAGCTCTTGCATCTTGCGGTTGTAGTCTGTACCCATTTGCATTAGCTTAATAGCATCATCAGGGTCAGTAATTTGAATCTCTCGACCATTGGCTTTAAAGGGCTTAGTCAGTTTTTCATAAAACTCTTGATGATTAACTGTTGAAGCTTCTGCTGCGGTAGTTACTTCTTCGTTGGGAGTACCAGGTGTACCTTTGGGTGCTCCAGTTGTAGTAACAGTAGTCGCTTCAGGTTCTTGAGTTTCTGTAATAACAGGCTGAGTTTCTACAACTTCAGGTGTTGCTACAGCTTCTTCAGGCTGAGGCTCTACTGGCAAAGGTTCAATAGCATTAAGAAACTCATCATCAGACATTGCTGCTAATTCATTTTCTTGATTAGAGGTATCTGTTACTTGGGCTTCTACTGTCATAGTTATTCCTCGTCTTCTTCGTGTAAATAACTCTGAGCTTCAATAATATGTTGATTGGCTTCAGAGCCTTTTACGGCTAGGTCGTGTAAGAACTTCTTTAAATAACTAATTGCATTTAACTTATCTATCACTGCACTGTATTCAGCACTGGTTTTATCTAATTCAGCTAACTGATAAACCAATGAAGAAACTTCATCAGTAAATAAGTGAACATCAAAAACCTTATGAAAAGCAGGCAGAACTTTTAACTGTTCTACCGCTTCCCCTAGTTGTGCCTCTTCACGGTGTTGAGCTAATAAGCTATATACAGTGTTACTCATTTAATTAAGTACTTACATATTTATTTAAGTAAGTAAATTAAATAGGGTTTTGGTTAGTTTGTCTAGTACCTTGAAGCTCTGAGTCAGCCATACTCTTCAATATACCTGCATTATGTTGAAATTTCTGTGATGCCATAGCTTGCTCACCCTTCACATTTTCTAAGTCTAAGGCACTTTGATTGGCTAAAGTTTGCTTCTGTAAATCACGTACATGGCTTTCACCTGTCTCTTCATTAACAAACTTCTGTGTCTTCAAGTCTGCATCACCTTGTAGATTCTCTGCACGAGCCTGTTCAACAGCAACCTTAGCACCTTGTACTTGTGACTTAGCAGAAGCCTCTTGAGCTTCAGCATTAAGCTTAGCAATCTCAGCTTGTAGCTTGGCAATCTCAAGTTGTTGTAACTGCTCTTGCATTGGGTCAGGTTGAGGTTTGTAGTTCTCAATCTTATACGCTAAATCAGGCATCTTTTTCAGGTGGGCAATCTCAGTAAGGATAATCTGCGTTAGCTCCATACCCATCGTATTACCTAGCGTCTGTAGCATAAACCCTAAGTCTTGTGCTTTGGCTTGGTCATCTTCAGGGGTAGAGATAGACAGTGATAAGTCATAATCACCTGCTAAATCATCTGCGCGTACAGGTACAAAGGTATCGTTAGTTAAACGTACAACTTCCTGCTCTGATAACCACACAGCATTCATAGCAAGCATCTTACGTCCTACCTGCATTAAGCCATGAGCAATACGTCTAAGAATACTCATCTCACGCTTACTGGCTGCATCTAATGCACCACGTACACCTGTAGCACTATCACCTAAACCATTACCTGTAATACCCTGACTAGAGAATGCTTTAACACCTGATAATGATTCTGAGTCATTATTTACCATGTTAATTAAAGCCATAGCAGATTGAGGTATTTCAGGAAACTTATGTTGGTATATAGTCTGTGGATTCCCTGTAGGATTGTATTCATAATCCTGCCCTTTCTTGAATCGAATCAAGTTAGTGGCATCTAATAAATTCTTAGGTACGCCTGTTTGACTATTAGCAGACTTACCTAATAAATCAATCACACCACGAGTTACTGCACCAAGAATCTTTTGATTATCTTCTAGTAACTCTGCATCAGGGATACCCCGTACATCGTCATCTTCAGGGATATAAGGGATTAAAACAAAAGGAGGTTTCTTATCAGGGAAAGGGTTTTCTTCTAATCGGATAAGTGTATTACCAATCCAACAAGCCAAGATAGGAGTAAGGGTATCATCACCTGTTACATCGTAATAGCCATAATACTCATACACCGTAACTTTACGTCTTGCTACATCAGAGAACTGGAAAGACTTACCATCAACATACGTATGATAAGGTGAGCTTTCTTCGTACATACCACGAGCAGCAATCTCTAAGTTTTTATATCTACCATCAGCTTTAAGATCAGCCAAACAAGACACAAAGCTGTAAATAATAAACTTAGCTTTATCAGTATCACCCTCACAGGTAGGATCAACATACACGTTACGTCCGTTGCATACTTCAAGTGTTGGCTTATTAACTTTAGGCTGCATCTCTTTAACAACACGTGTACCTGTTTGAGTAGCACGTATAGGTTGCTGCATTTGCATTGAAGCTCTTACACTCTCTTGCATATCAGGTGCAACCATATTAGCAAACGTATCAGGTTCACTCTGCATCATTTCAGCATATTGGTTTAAGTCTTCAACCATTTCAGGTGCAGATACATAAGACCATTGAGGTATCTCTTTCTCTACCTCAACCTCTTCAAGTAACCAACCAACACGAACAACAGCAGTACCTTCTTTAGCACACTTACGAATAAGTTTATCAATAAAGGGTATCTTATTAATCTTACATTCAAACTGGTAATTCAGAATTAACTCATTCTGTTTAGCCCTTTCAACATCTTCATGTGTTACTGGTTTTACTTTGAATAATTCTTTAGTTGCTAAGAAAGGTTCAGACAGTGAAGCACAACGCCACTCATACTGCTTACGTACTAGCTTAGGGCTAATACGTGATTGTGCTTTCTTATCTTTATTCTCAGGTAAAGGCTTAATATTAAAAGCAGTCTCCCACTGGTCTAGTCTAGCAATATAAGCTGAATGATCTGACTGACACTCTTCAAAGTCTTTCTTTAAATCCAATACTGAAGGTTCTTTAGGCCACTCAGGTTGTAGCTTAAGTACTAAAGTTTCTGTTTGTTGTTCCATTAAATAAACCCTCTTTCAGAAAATAAGTCAGTCTCTAAATCAGTACCTACATCTAAACCAAGCATCTCTAATCTTTGACACTCGGCTTCGTATTGTTGTAAGTAGTTTATATCCATACTGCTTCTATTAGCATCAAAGCTAATGCCCACAGGACTAGCAAACCTTGAACCAATAAACATAAGCAAAGCAGGTAGGTACATGTCAGTAAGTTCTACATCAATATTCGTATTATCAACGTAAACCAATTTAGTAGGTAAAGCAGAGTACTCAATCGTAAAGGTATCCTTTTCTTTAGGTGCAGTCTTAAACTTAAAAAGGTTAGTCTTAAGAAGAACTACAACACCACTACCATCAAAAGAAACACTACAACCTGTCGAGTCCTTAATACTAAGAATCTCTATCACATCCCCTGTAAAATCCTCAGTTGTAATGTAACCTGTAGGATTACCTATACTCGCTACATTAGCAGTACTAAGCTCATAGGCTAAAGTGTTTGGGGTAATGCTTACGGTAATGAAGCCTTTCTTTAATTTAAACCGTGTATATAACTTTGTTAAACCAAGATTGATAGCACCTACTATTTTAGGTATCTTAGCTCCAACAATATTCCCATTCTCTACAAAGTTCAGGTTGGCTAACTCACTCGAAGCCAATGAATCAAGTATGCCCTCTAGTTTCATATATCACCTAACAAAAATAACTATCACTACTTTCAAAACTTGATTCATTATGCAATGAACCCCAAATACCATCTTTACCTTGTTTCAAGCCAGTGTCACTACTAGGCAACCATACAGGCATCAGTGCTAACATGGACACCGTATCTAGCGCATCGTCATGCTTAGACTTAAACCCACCTACAGTCGTAAGGCTTAACTCATCAAGTAACTCATCTAAAGCTATGCTGCCTTTATCTTCAATAGGAAAGAACATCTCACCCATCTTAAAGTAAGGCACTACTACGTTAAATCTTTGTAGCTTAGAAGTGGTAGGTCTAATACCTGCCCTACCTTCATTACTATCTGAAGCCATAGAGAAATAGATATTACGTCTCATCATTTCTTGCTCAATCCAATTCACAAATCCACCTTGTTGACCTGACACTTCAATACCGACAGACTGTGGACTGTATAACTGTACAAACTTAAACAAGTCATCCACATTCTTATCCATTGTCTGACGCTTACAGATACCATCAACCCAGTACTTAAACCCTTTATTATTAACTGCCCATACACTAATAAAACTATAATCACTAAACTGCTTTTCACTGGTAGCAAAGTCAGTTGTAATATAAAAATTAAAATTAGATCGCTTATCTAGCAGTACTCTTTTTGAGTACCACTTTAAGTCTGTTTCACTAATAAGACGGGTATCATCTGAAAGAATCTGTAGCATTAACTCTTGATAGAATGAAGCCAATGCACCTTGTAACTTGAGCTTCTCGTACATCTTAGTTACATAGTCGTAACTGAATCTATCCTCCCATGAACCTCTAAACTCTTCACGAGTACAAGGAAACTTCTCACAGATAGGATATACGTTGACAAGCCAAGCACCTGACTCAACTGCTACATACAAAGGATCTGCTGCATTGAATGGTGTACCATTCCAAATAATCTTTCTACGCTTAGGGTGTAATGCTGCTTCTAGTGAACTATTGATATTGGTTTTAATGTTCTCTGTCTCAGTAGGACTACGTGCATCAGCATCAGTGATAATGTCATCAAGTAAAGCCAATACAGGACGACTACCATTCTCTCTCGTTCCCCTGATGTTCGTCTTGCCACCATAAGCTGATACCACTAACGAAGTACCATCCTTACGAATGAACTCCCATCGAATATCTGTAAACTTAACTTCTTGTAAATACTGCTGTAAAAAATCAGAGTTATTAAACCTATACTCCAATGCTTTACGCATTTTCTTCACACCACCATCAATGGTATCCCCTACAAATATCATGTGAGGTATTTTACCAAGATTAGGTAACTCACCATACAAAGCAATACGAAAGATGATGTACTCAAGTAGAGTAGTCTTAGCTGCACCCCTATGACATAAGTTAATAATATCTTTACCTGATTCATCTATGAAACTGTCCAGTATTTTTAGATGAATACTTGGGGTAGTATTTTCAGTCATACCCCCGTCAATTAGCTTAATTAAATTAAGCATCTCTAAGGCAAAAGAACTAGGAACATACTCAGCATCAGTACCGTATTTAACGGCTGCTAAGTAATCCGT